GGTAAACTCGCCAATGCTCATGTTTGCAATTGGTAGCGTCTGGTAACGCTCGTACTGCTTCTACCTTTTTAACTTTGTCCATATAATCCTCATTGATAAGCCAAGTAACCCTACATAAGCAACAAGTGATATCCAATCATGTAATGTCATCGTCATCTCCTTTTCCATACTCAACCATAAAACACACTACGGTAAACAATATGACTGCCCAATATATTAATTCGCCCATTGTTCTTCTTCCTCTAATGCTCTGAGCATCAACTTCAACTGCTCGATTTCTTTGAGTAGTTGAAGTTTAATTTTTCTTAGTTCTTTTTTGTTTTTCTGAGCCGTTTTAAGGCGACTTATACATTCGTCTTTGGTCATCTTATACCTACCTGTAGTTCACCTTTTACATTGCGCTCCATTTCATAGACCGCATACATCTTGCCATCATGGATAATGAATTCACCTGTTGTTACCTTAATTACTTCGTAGTAATGGCGATGAAGTGTTGAGTCAATAATTACAGTGAGGATTATGCCTAAACAAAAGGCACTAATTGTTGCGTAAATCATGTCGTTTTTCATATTTATTACCTCTGACTTCAAGCATTGCATCTGCCATTACATAGGCTTCTCTTGCTATTTTACTGTCAGACCAATTCATATTCGGATCAGACACATAGGCTTGCATTGCCTTTGCCGCAAAATAATCGCGCAATGTCATACCATGAAAAGTTGAAAGCGCAGTGCCACCATTATTTTTAATACCACTCATTGTACTGTCCCCGTTGATAAGTCATTGCAAACCGCCATAATCACCCTTGCTGGGCGTTTTGACATTTGGTAAGCACCGACAGCAAGATTCCATTCTTCGCGCCCATTGGTACAAGCTGTCATTGATTCATAAGGAATTACGCTTGTGGTGTAGACAATGGTTTCTTTGGTAGTGCTATGACCTTTTTTGTCAATGTTAGTTTCTGTTGTTAGAAACGAGAGAGTTAATGTTAATGCCGCTGCGGTAATATTCATTTTTTATTCTCCAATACGGCGTTTTTAAGCGCTCTACGCAGACGGGTGATTTCGTCTAATGCGCTGAAGTGCAAATACGCCATCGTCATAAATAAACCTATCATTAAGACATAAGCAATACTGCTTTTATCTAAGTATTCTAAAAATTCAATTAATGCGTCCATTATCTGTGTCCTCAGCTATTACGCTTCTAGTGTTGCCGTATTGCTTGCAAGTTCTTCACGAACACCATCGAGCATTTCAACGCAATCATTGATTTGCTTGTTAATTTCTTTAATAAATATTTCCCTATCTTCTAGTTTGTCAGTGCTACCGACTAAATACCCTACTGCCTGTACAAGCTCAAAGGTTAAATCACTAAGGGCTTCTTGCTGGTTATCATGTTCCAGCGCAGTTCTTAGTAATCTTGAAATAATATCGTGGTGATTAAACTTTCTTTGGTTCGACATATCTATCTCCTAGCATTTTTTTAAGTTGTTTTTCAGTATCAATCGCTCTTTGTTTATTGAAAGCATCCCATTGGGAGTGTGTCCAATACTTACGCTCGTCATCTTCTTCCTCAGCATACCAATATGCGTCAGAAGTGTTATCTTCAAATACTTGCATTTATATAACCTCTTGTTTGTGTTATACTCAATTTGCATTTCACTCCAACTGTTTGAAATGCGTTCATGTGTTAGACTCCTCGACTCTATTCCTACTGCCCGTTTACTCCTTTGGGGCAGTAGGATTTTTTTTGTTTCGAGAAACCGTGAAGCTATTTTATTGATTTTATCCCCTCAGTCAACCTTAACTTAACTTATTTTAATGCACGAAGTAAGTCAGATTGCACAATATCTTTATCTTTCAATACGTTAATGATTCGCTCGTCAATGCAGCCTTTGCAGATTAAGTGGATAATCCTTACCGCCATAGTCTGTCCTTGCCGGTACAATCGAGCATTAAACTGTTGGTAATATTCCAAACTCCAGCTGAGTGAAAACCACACAATCATTGAGCCACCATGTTGGATATTTAACCCATGTCCAGCGGAATTATGCGATATGAATACCTCCCCATTATTATTTCGTACAAGAAATCTATTTCTTGAGCCGCAATCAACTAAATCAAATACTTCCGAGAACGTCGGTTTTTCGGATACTTTGAATTTAAATAATTGGTCACAGCATCCTCCGGAGTCATTCCTAAATTTAAACGAGGGGTTATCGCTCCTCTGCTTATGTTCACAACCCTGCAAAATTCTGACAAGTGCATTTGTTTGCCTTTGTAAACTAAAACCCTGTTGTTTATTTTGTTTGCTTGTTGTTCCATATTTGTTGCCCATCGGCAATTGTCTTTGGAATAACCTTTTGAATTGTCTATCCGATCTAAAGTTAGATTGTCTGAATATGTTTCTTTCATATCTGAATAAAAATTCTTGAAGTCTAACCATTCTTTCGCAACGCCCTTGCCTTTTCCACCATATAGAATGTAGCTTCGATCGTATTCTTTCGTTGCTCGACTTATCATCCCCTTCCAAATACTCCAAATTCTTGTATTTGTCATTAAATGAAAGTTTTCTTTTACGCATTTTGAACAATGTTTTCTGTTCTCTTTGTTCGCTCTTAAAACATTTTGTTTTAATAGTGTGTGTATTTCCCCGCAATGGCAACATTGAGCTAAGGTAAGCGTCAGTTCCGCTGTAGCTGTAATTCGCTTTTCTTCTAGTATGGATATTATTTTGTACATTTTTTGCTTCCACCCATTTGTCATCGATAAGTATTTTATGATTCTCGGTCATGGTTATTCCCATCACATCAATCACTTCTTTTACACCAGAAAAATGACACCCGCTATGGCTTACAAATTCAATACCATCAAAAACACGTTCGTCTTTTTTCACATCGACAATCTTAGTCCATCCTCTATGTTCAGTCAACACTTCAGTCGATGGATGTAAACAAGCCGGATGCGCAAATAGAAGGGGTATTTCACCATTGTTCCATTCATCAATAGTGTTTTGATGCTTATCGAGAACTCGTGCATTAGGAAAGCGTTTAAGCAATCGCTCAAGATCGCTTTTGAAGTTATAGGCAACAAGGATATTCTCCCCATCGTTCTGCTCAATAATGTCTGCAAGCGCATCAAGTTTTGCATCATGGACTATTTCATAGTTTTTAAACTCATCGACGTACACAGCACCAGCGCAATACTGCAATAACTTATTGGCAAGTGTCGCTGCGCTCAATGCTTCAACTTCAGACTCCTCAAACTTCAAATAAAGTTTTTCTTCAAGAAGTTTATAATTGTTCATTACCGTAGGTGGTAATTCAATTTCTTCATATAATTCAATGTAGTCTGGCATTTCAAGGTAATCGCTGGTTTCCATTGATATGGTAAATGGCGCTATCAATTCTTCGATTTTCTTTTGTGAATCTTTGCGAGGGGTATATTTGTAACCGCTGTAATCCTGTTCAAAGAATCGGCTTTTATACATAGTCATAGTTCGCCCAAGCGCTTTTCCGTTATCCACTAAATAGCATTGTGACCACAGGTCAAGCAAACCATTGGGTGAAGGTGTGCCTGTCAGTAGAGTGATGTAGTGAACATAAGGTAATGCTTTGCGTAGTGCTTTGACACGTTTACTTTTATCACTTTTAAAACTGCTCGATTCATCAATGACCACCATTTGAAAGGGGAATTTATCCCTGTAATGCTTCACTAGCCAAACCACATTTTCTCGATTAATAACATAAACGTCAGCGTCATGGTGAAGGGCAACTAGGCGCTTTTGCTCTGTGCCTGTGCAGATTTTGAATTTTAAATCTTTGAGATGCTCCCATTCCTTTGCTTCCTGCGCCCAGACGCTGTTAGCGACTCTCAGTGGCGCAATAACAAGTGCTTTGGTAATCACACAAGCATCAATTAAATCGTGGATTGTAGTGAGCGTAGAAGCTGTTTTCCCCATCCCCATTTTAAGCGCACAAAGTGTTCGCTCTTGTTCAATTTGAAACGCGGAGGTTCTGACTTGGTAATGACGGAGTTCTGCTCTAGTGCGCATAATCGCCTTCCACGGGTAATCGATAAAGTAATAGCGTATCGACACTTTCTTTTGAGTCAATGACATAGACATGAACACCCATCTCACGTCGTCTTTGATGATCGCGTTCCTGCGCTTCAGTAGGTTTCTTTTTAGGCGCTTTGCATTCAACAAAAAATATCGGCTGAAATGGTAAGGTGATTAAACGGTCTGGAACGGATCGACGATTGGGCGATGTAAACTTCTCGCACGTTCCACCTACTTTTTTGATTTGATCGCACAGGTATTTTTCAATTTCTTTTTCAAGCATTGTAACCAACTCCTTTTAACACTTCATTTGCTTTAGTGTAGTAATAATAAAAATTAACATCCTCTGGAAAAGCATTTGGCAAATTCATCAATGGACGACAGCCTTGTGACATCGGTACTTTGTTTCCATTCTTTGCATAAACAAGTGACATATCAGCAAGACCTAAATCGCAACTGTGATAAAAGCGAACTGCTTTACCAAGATACTCCCCTCTAAACAATGCGCCACCTGTAACTCTGCGAACTGTGACAAACTTTCTAATGTCCTCACAATCGGTAATTGTCTTTTCAATTGGCGTTCCGTTAGCGATAAATTCAGCAACGGCTTCATAGATGATTAAGCCGTCGGGGTTTTTGCTCAGTGACGCTTCACCAAAGCATCCTTTACATTTAGTTTTGCCATCGAGCTTCACAGCGATATAGTTATTTACATCACGCGACGCGAGTTCACGGTAATCGGTTTGCTCTAGCGTGTAGCTGGTTTGAATCCCCCAATTGAATAGAATATCTTGGAGCATGGGTATTTGGCTTTCGTGGTAATACGTCACAATCCCATCGGTGTTTGCACTAACTACGCGAATACCGTTTAATTCAAGTTCTTCAATCAGCATAAGTAGTGATAGTTGACCTGTGATTGTTGTTTGCAGAAGTAACTGCGGTGAGTATAAGCTACTGTATTTACTACCAAATTTACCAAAACTCCCGTTGAGTACGATTTTAAGTGTATCGGCAGTAACTTTATCGCCTGTGTGTTTCGCTGTAATACGTTTCTTTACAATCCCTCGATACAGGTTGAGGAAATTCTCGCCCATTGATTCTGGGTATAATTGCTGTTGCAAGATGATAGATGGGTAATAACTAGCCACGTCAAAGTCAGATAGAAAGTAACCACTACTGGCTTTGATGTGTTGCTCAACTTCGCGTGAATGTAATCCACCAATGCCCATTTGATATGACGCATTGCCGATTTTAATAGGTTCGCTTAACCATTTAGGTAATTCAACGCTCCCATTGTCTTTTAGCGTAAAAGTTTCATAAATTAGTTGGTCAAAGATGTTGCAGAGTTCCTGTGTTTTAAACTGAATAATATCTGGATTTCGATAAGTAAACGTGTATTTATCATCAAACTTTGTGGCACGATAATGCTCGCCAGTTTTCTCGTAAAGTTCTGATTTTATGATAGTTTCAGCAATCTGCGCATCGGATTTTGAATTGAGGTTGATACCGTATTGCTGTGTCATCTCTTTGCGCAAGTCTATCTGCCCTTTGAGCTTGTCAAACAGTTCACCGGTTACTTGCGTATCGTTTCTGCAATACTTGCGCATCAAACTACGCTCAGTATCTTTTATTAACTCGTTAGGATCAATTGGCAAGTCTTGCATTTTCTGGGTGTGAATACGTCCACCGTAAATTTTAAGCGATGCCTGTCCAATGGGGATTTCAATAATGTCGATATGTTTATCGTAAGTAGGGACTTGGAGGTTATGCTCTTTGAGAATCTGCCAAGTAACGCGCTGATCTGTGATTATTTTTGTGGAAAGTTTGTGTAACTTTGAGCAATCCCATGATTCCAATGCACCATGAATGACAGGAATATCGTAGTTCAACCCATTGAATGAAACGGTTTCATGATTAAGAAATAGACGCTGTATCTTTTTGGCTTGCTGCTCATTTAACTTTGCATCTTCGCCAAATAATTCTATTTCAAGCGATGCACCTGTTTTATGATTAACAGCTAAAAATAGCCAATAGTTTTTATAACACTCAGTGTCAATAATGTAAGTATTCATAGGGGCGTCCTATTTGTGAATATAAATTGTAAAATTATCTGTATCGCAAAAGTATCTGTTTACATATACCGCTACGCACTACGTCATCAATATCAAAATAACAAAAGCCTACTGATTCCAAGTCTTTTAGACGCATAACGGCATCTTCTAAACCGGAGAGTCCTTGTATGTCTTTTTGCCCTCTATAATCCCCATCGACAATCACTTTGATATTACCTTCATCACCAATCCGTGTTAAAAACATTTCCATTTGTTTTGATGTGGTGTTTTGCGCTTCATCAAGTATCACTACTGCATCGTTGAATGTTGTACCGCGCAAATAGGCTA